GAGGAGTATTGTCACCGCATCTACTCTGGGCGCGAAAAGAAGGATGATCGGCCAATTACTATTACCACATGGCAATCTATATATAAACTTGAACGCAAGTGGTTTGAAAAATATAATGTAGTTATCGGAGACGAAGCGCATTTATTCAAGTCAAAGTCCTTGGTTCAGATCATGACCAAACTTCATCATGCCAAATATAGGTTTGGATTTACTGGAACCTTAGATGGAACACAAACTCATAAGTGGGTTTTGGAAGGACTATTTGGCCCTGCATATAAAATCATTAGAACACAAGAGTTGCAAGAGAAGGGATATCTTTCCAAACTTGATATCAGATGTATTGTTTTAAAACACCCGCCTCAAAAATTTGAGACGTATGAAGATGAGATTCAGTATCTTGTCAATCATGAACAAAGAAATAATTTTATAACTAATCTAGCATTGGACCTGCATGGCAACACTTTGATTCTTTACAGTCGAGTTGAAGCACATGGAGAACCAATATACAAAATGATAAATAATCGTAAGACCACCGACAGAAAAACATTTTTTGTACACGGTGGGGTTGATGCTTCAGAAAGAGAAGACGTTAGGTCCATCACCGAAAAGGAATCCGATGCAATCATCGTAGCGTCTTATGGAACTTTCTCAACAGGGATCAATATAAAAAATCTACACAATGTCATTTTCGCTTCTCCAAGTAAATCCAGAGTGAGAAATCTCCAAAGCATAGGTAGGGTACTAAGAAAAGGAGACAACAAAAAGGAAGCAACTCTGTTTGATATTGGTGACGACACAACTTACAAGTCAAGAAAGAACTACACTCTAAATCATTTGATAGAAAGAATCAAGATTTATAATGAAGAGAAGTTTAATTATGACATAATCACCGTCAAATTAAAAACATGATAGAAGACGACTTTTATGCACACATCAAATTAATAACCGGGGAAGAACTGTTTGCAAGGGTTTCTGCTTCCGAAGAAGAGGATAGAACCATGCTGTTACTTTCCAATCCAGTGACACTAAACGAGATTAGAGCACCTGGTACAGAAGTCCCTATGGGATATAGATTAGAACCTTGGATTAAATTTGGTGAAGAAGATCTTTATATGATAACCATGGATAGAGTCATAACGATGTCTGAGTCAAAAGACGCTGAGTGCATCGGTATGTACGAACAATTTGTTCATAAAAATCATGAGAAGATTAAAAGAAAAAATATGGGCAACAATCCAAAAATGTCCAGAGAAATGGGTTATGTTGGTTCAGTAAAAGCAGCTAGAAAACATCTAGAAAAGATGTTCAAGTTAAAGTATTCTAAGAATACTGAAGAAAGCTAATAGCTTCTCTTGAACCTCCACAAAGGTATTTTACTCATGAAACAACAACTTGTCAACTATTTGTCTTTTTGTTATAATGTGATCAAATAAACAGTATTAGTTATGGTGTATCGCAAGAAAAAATCCGAACACTATGTAAATAACAAGGAGTTTCTCGCTGCCATCATCGAGTACAAACGTCTTGTAGCATTAGCTGATGAGGCTGAGAAACCTAGACCTAGGATTCCAAATTACCTAGGGGATTGCTTTTTGAAGATTGCAACGCACTTATCATATAAACCAAACTTTGTGAACTACATGTTCAAAGATGATATGATTTGTGATGGCATTGAAAACTGTGTTCAATATATCAACAACTTTAATCCAGAGAAGTCTTCCAATCCATTTGCATATTTTACTCAAATCGTTCACTATGCTTTTCTGAGGCGTATTCAGAAAGAGAAGAAGCAACTGGAGATCAAAGAGAAAATTATTGAGAAGACTGGTTTTGAAAACGTCTTTGTCTCTGATGGGGAGTTGACAATTGACCAGATGTCTGAGTACAATACCATCAAGGATAATGTTCGGTCTAGACTGAGATGAAGATTGCGATTATTACAGACCAACATTTTGGTGCTCGCAAAAACTCAAAACTATTTCACGATTACTTTCTAGAATTTTACGATAAGATCTTCTTTCCCAAGTTGGAGGAGTTAGGTATCACTTGTGTTATCGACATGGGTGATACCTTTGATAATAGAACCGGTATTAATTTCTCTGCCTTGTCTTGGGCAAAGAGTAATTACTATGACAGGTTGCAAAAGATGGGTGTAACTGTGTGGACATTGGTTGGAAACCACACTGCATACTATAAAAATACTAACTCAATCAACGCTGTAGATCTTTTGCTTCGGGAATATGATAATGTTCGGGTAGTTTCCGAGTACAAGGAAGTTTGTATTGATGGGTTGAATATCTCTTTCATTCCTTGGATCAACTCTGAGAATGAGGACGTAACTTATTCTAGTATCAAAAAATCAAAGTCTACTGTGGCTATGGGTCACTTAGAACTCAAAGGGTTTGCAGCTAATAAACAATGCATCATGGATCATGGTGCTGATAAATCCATCTATAAAAATTTTACCAAAGTATTCTCTGGTCATTATCACACCAGGAGTGTGCAGGATAATGTATTTTATTTGGGCAACCCATATGAAATTTATTGGAATGATGTTGATGATGTCAGGGGATTTCATATCTTTGATACAAATACTTTAAAAACAACTCCAATCAATAATCCGTACAAAATCTTTCACAAAGTTTACTATGAGGATACTCCTTATCAGTTGTTCGATACTTCTCCATACGAGGACAAAATCGTAAAGGTT